GACTCCCAAAAAAATAAATCAAAAGCAAGAGGATATTTTTATGATGTAAAAAATAACACTAATTTTAAGTGTCATAATTGTGGTGTAAACATATCTTTTAATAATTTTTTAAAACAAATTGACCCAATTTTATATCGGCAATTTTCTATTGAGAAATTTAAAACTGGAACTACTGGGAAGAATTTTGTAGTTGAAGAACCCAAGTTTCACTTTGAAAAACCGAAGTTTCAAATTAAATTGAATCTTCCGAAAGCAACAGAAAATGAGGAAGCAAAAAAATATTTGGAAAGTAGAAAATTAAATCCTAATAAATTTTATTACAGTGAAAAATTTAAATCCTGGGTCAACTCAATACAACACACATTTTCAGATTTAAAGTATGAAGAACCAAGAATAGTAATCCCACTACTTTATAATAATAAGTTTGTGGGACTTCAAGGAAGATCTTTAAATTTAAAGTCTATTAAATATATTACTATAATGTTTGATGATGACGCACCAAAAATCTATGGTCTCGATGAAGTCCAAAAAAACAAAACTGTCTACATCGTGGAAGGTCCATTTGATTCCACATTCATTCTCAATTCAATTGCTTTATGTGGAGCTGATGGTGATCTTGATAAGTGGAATATTCACAATCGTGTTTGGATATACGATAACGAACCTCGTAATGCCGAGATTCACAAACGAATCGCAAAATGTATTGATAATGAAGAGAGAGTCGTAATTTGGCCCGAAACAATTAAATGTAAGGACATTAACGATATGGTTTTATCTGGACTTAATGTTCAGTCTGTGATAGAATCAAATACTTACTCTGGTTTAGAAGCAAAACTTAAATTCACTACTTGGAAGAAAATATGAGCAATGGAACAAACGTAGTCAAGAGAAATGGTTTAATTGAATCTCTTGACCTAGATAAGATGCACTTGATGGTTGAAGAGGCATGTAAGGGTCTTGCAGGTGTCTCTGCGAGTCAAGTTGAGATGACCTCTGGTATTCAATTCTATAGTGGAATCTCCACTCAAGAAATACAAGAAATTCTTATTCGCAGTGCAAGTGATCTTATTGATTTGGATCATCCAAACTATCAATTTGTTGCCGCCCGACTTCTTTTATTTTCTGTTCGCAAGCAACTTTATGGGAAGATGAAGGAACTTCCTAATCTTGAGCAACACATTTACCAGTGTGTTAATCATGAAGTTTATGATAAGGATATTTTCAACAAATACTCCAAAGAAGAAATTGAACGTGCGGATTCTTATATTGATCACGACCGAGACTACCTGTTCACTTATGCAGGTCTTCGTCAAGTAGTTGATAAGTATTTGGTTCAAGATCGTAGTAGTGGTGGAGTATATGAAACACCACAATTCATGTATATAATGATTGCTCTGACTATCTTTGCAGAGTATCCGAAAGAAACTAGAATGTCTTACGTCAAGAGGTATTATGACGCAATATCCAAACACAAAATCAACATTCCCACACCAATCATGGCGGGTGTTAGAACCCCACTTCGTCAATTTGCATCTTGTGTTTTGGTTGATGTTGATGACACCCTCGATAGCATCTTTAGCAGCGATATGGCTATTGGCAGGTATATCTCACAGAGGGCTGGTATTGGTATCAACGCAGGCCGAATCCGTGGTATCAACTCTAAAATCCGAGGTGGAGAAGTTCAGCACACTGGTGTTGTTCCTTTCCTTAAAAAGTTTGAATCCACTGTACGATGCTGCACCCAAAATGGAATCCGGGGTGGATCTGCTACGGTTCATTTTCCAATCTGGCACCAAGAAATAGGGGATATTCTTGTACTGAAAAATAACAAGGGAACTGAAGATAATCGTGTTCGCAAACTTGATTATTCAATTCAACTTAGTAAAATCTTTTATGAAAGGTTCATTCAAGATGGTGAGATTACTTTGTTCTCTCCGCATGATGTACCTAGACTTTATGATTCTTTTGGTCTTCCTGAGTTTGATTCTCTTTATGTAGAATATGAGAATAATTCATCCATTCCAAAGAAAACTATTCGGGCACAAGACCTCATTCTCAGTCTCCTCAAAGAACGTGCTGAAACTGGTCGTATCTACATTATGAATATTGATCATTGTAATTCACATAGTTCCTATAAGGACCAAATTACAATGAGTAATCTTTGTCAAGAAATTACAGAACCCACAACACCAATCCAACATATTGATGATGATGGACCTCAAGAAATTGCCACTTGTATTCTATCTGCAATAAATGTTGGTAAAGTAAAATCTGATGAGGAACTTGAGGAACTTTGCAATCTCTCTATTCGTTCTTTAGAGGAACTTATTGATTATCAAAACTATCCTGTCAAGGCAGCGGAAAACTTTACCAAGCGCCGTAGATCTCTTGGAATAGGTTATATTGGTCTTGCGCACTACCTTGCTAAACTTGGGTTCAACTACGACTCACAAGAGGCGTGGGATGCCGTTCACGGTCTTTCTGAGTCCTTCCAGTATTACCTTCTTAAAGTATCCAATCAGATTGCTAAAGAGAAGGGTCATTGTGAATATTTTGGTCGTACTAAGTATGCTGATGGCATTCTTCCTATTGATACATATAAAAAAGACGTAGATCAAATTTCATCCACACCACTTCAACATGATTGGGAAAGTCTTAGGGCATCTATCCTGGAACACGGTCTCCGGCACTCAACACTGTCCGCACAGATGCCTTCTGAGAGCAGTTCCGTTGTGTCAAATGCAACAAATGGAATTGAACCACCTCGTGGATACTTGTCCATTAAAAAGTCCAAGAAAGGACCACTTAAGCAAATTGTACCTCAGTATCAATCACTTAAAAATAATTATACGCTTCTTTGGAATATGCCTAGCAATCGGGGTTATATTAATATTGTTGCTGTTATGCAAAAGTTCTTCGATCAAGCAATTTCTGGAAACTGGTCGTATAACCCAGAAAATTATGCCGATAATGAGGTTCCTGTTAGCGTAATGGCACAAGATATGCTCACTTGTTTTAAGTTGGGACATAAAACCGCCTACTATCAAAACACTTATGATATTAAGACTGATGAGGTAGTTGAAGAATCAAAACCAGAACTTCAATCTCTTCTAAATGATATTATAAGTTCTGATGAAGATGCGTGTGAAAGTTGTGCGATCTAAGTTTCATAACAATTAAAAACCTTAAATATGTTAGGGTGAGTTGAGTTCAAATTAATTAAAGAAAAAGTATGCAGTACAATTTTATGGCACCAGAAGAGCAAAACATTAAAGGAATGACGGTTTTTAATACTAAAGAAGTGGATACTAAAAAGCAACCAATGTTTTTTGGTGCTCCTCTAGGAGTTCAAAGATATGACTCATATAAGTATCCAGTTTTTGATAAATTAACCCAACAACAATTAAGTTATTTTTGGAGACCCGAAGAAATCTCACTTCAAAAAGATCGCGGAGATTATCAAACTCTCCGTTCAGAACAGAAGCATATTTTTACTTCTAATTTGAAGTATCAGATTATGCTTGATTCTATTCAAGGTCGTGGTCCCGGTATGGCATTTTTACCATATTGTTCGCTTCCTGAACTAGAGGCATGTATGACTGTGTGGGAATTTATGGAGATGATCCATAGTCGCTCATACACTTATATTATCAAAAATATCTATTCAGATCCTTGCGAAATTTTTGATACAATTATTCATGATGAGCGTATTCTAGAACGCGCCGCAAGTATTACTGAATCTTATGATGAATTTATTCAATCAGCACAAAGTTATGGTACTTCTGAATCTTGGAAGCACAGACTTGAAGGAGTTAATTACGCAAAGGAGAATCTCAACGATGTTAAAAGAAAACTTTACAGAGCAGTCGCAAACGTTAATATTCTTGAAGGTATTCGCTTCTACGTTAGTTTTGCTTGCAGTTTCGCCTTTGGTGAACTCAAACTTATGGAAGGATCTGCGAAAATCATATCACTCATCGCAAGAGATGAATCACAACATTTAGCACTCACACAAAACATTCTAAACAAATGGAAAGAGGGTGATGATCCTGAAATGCAACAGATTGCAAAAGAAGAAGAGGAGTGGGTTTATGCGATGTTTGATCGTGCGGTAAATGAAGAAAAGAAGTGGGCAGACTATCTTTTCAAAGATGGGTCTATGATTGGTCTTAATGATAAACTTCTTCAGAGATATGTTGAATGGATTGCAAATCGCCGTATGAAAGCAATTGGCCTCAAACCAGTTTATGATATTCCTGCGAATAATAACCCACTTCCTTGGACTTCTCACTGGTTGAATTCGAAAGGTCTTCAGGTGGCCCCTCAGGAAGTGGAAGTTGAAGCATATTTGATTGGTGGAATCAAACAGGATGTTAAGACAGATACATTTAGTGGATTTAAACTTTAATGTATTGGGAGTTTCTAACTCCCTTTTTTTATAAATAAATATAAATTGTAAGACTTTAAAATTAAAATGACCTCTTTCAACATTTACGAAGCATACGCTGCTGTTTATAATGAAGACCTTAGAGAAGATATTCTTTCTGTTGATGAAGAATTTGAATTCATTGATGGGTTGAGTGATAATGAACTTGATGAAGTAATGGAAGAAATAATTTCAGAAGGAACCGATATTTCTGAATGTTTTGAAGTATTTGATGAAATTATTTCGGAAGCAAAAGTAACTATTGGTGCTGGTTCAGGTGGAGAAGGAGTTGAACCTAGAACAGTAAAATATGGTTCTGCCAAAGTTACCTCAGGAAGAGGTTCTGTAATGGCAGCAAAAGAAAGGCAATCTGCAAGAAAAGCATCAAGAAGAGCAGAAAGAGTAGAAAGAATCAAATCTTCTGTAAAAAGAGCAGCAGAAAAGGTAAAAACAAAATCTGCTGGTGTAGTATCTGCTGCTGCTGGTGGTGCTGCTGAAGCAGGTAGATCTGCTAAAGGTGCTGCTAGTGCAGCTAAGAAAAAAGTAACTGGAAAACTTGCTGCAGCAAAGGAAAGAATTAAAGGTGCTGTTAAATCTGGTAGAAGTGCCGTTGCTGGTGGTCTTCGCAAAGCAGCATCAAAAATTGAACCAAAAGAAACCGAGAAAAAAGGTAAGGAAATAAAAGATGCTGCTAAAGAAAGAATTTCCACAATTCGCCCAAATCTAGGTGTAGGAAGAAAAGAACGTGTATCTTCCGCTGGAATTAGATCAACTGGTGGACCAATAGGTCGTTCGGGGAGTCAAGGTAGAGCACTTCCTCCTGTAGGAAAAACAAAATCTGGAAAGACTTTAACATCTTCTCAGAGATCTACTCAAACTTCAGCACAGAATAGGAGACTTTCATCAAGACTTGGTGAAAATTTTGATCTTCTTGCTGGAATAATTCTTGAGGATTTAATCAACGAAGGTTATGCAGAAACCTTTGAAGAAGCACTTTATGTTCTTGAATCAATGTCTGATTATGCTGTAGGTGATATTGCAGAATCTTATCTTGCAGAAGAAGTTGAAACTGTTGATCTGTATGATGTAGTTCTAGAGCACCTACTTGATGAAGGTTATGCGGATACTGAAGATGAAGCTTCTGTAATCATGGCAAATATGAGTGAGGAGTGGAGAGATGAAATTCTTGAAACCAAACTTGATCCAAGAGGTCGCCCCGCTTCTGGTCCAATGAATGCATATTCCAAACCAAAATCAAAACCAGACCAAGCACATTTAGATGCTATCAAATCATATGAAGAGAAGCAGAAAAAGAAAACTCCAGAGCAAAAAGCAGCGGAACTAAAGGCTTACAGGGAAAGACAAGAAAATAGATGAGTTAAATATTAAATTATAAGTGAGGGTCTTTATGACCCTCTTTTTTATTCTATTAATAAACTTTTTTCAACAATACTATAAAGGTTTCCAACTTCACTACTAAAAAATTTACCTTCCACATTCGTATTGTAGTAATCTTCTCTTAAGATTACATCTCTTTTAAATTGTTCCATAGTCTCGTAAAAACTCATAGATTTCTTATGAGGGCAAAGATATAATATTTCTCTTAAGAA